CGATTTAGTAAAAATGACCAACACAGGTACTATTTTAGTAGCTGCGGCTGGTGATGAAGCTTTAGGTGTGTTTAGAGGTTGTACTTTTACAAACTCTTCAGGTGAGACTGTTTTCAGTTCTCATTTCCCAGATGGCACTGTATCGTCCGATATTAAAGCATTTGTCGTAGATGATCCTGATGCTGTATTTGAAATTCAAAGTGCAGGTTCTCCAGCTCAAACTGATGTCGGTTTGAACGCAGATATTTCCTATACTTCTGGCTCAACCAAAACTGGTATGTCAGCAGTTGAATTATCAGGAACAACAGCAGCTACAACTGCTACGTTTAGAATCATGGGCTTTTCAAGTGATCCAGATAACAGTACAACAGGCTCAGCTAACGTAAATGTGATTGTTAAATTTAACGAGCATTTCTATATCGACCCAACAGGAGTATAAATAATGGCAATAAATAGAGCGCAATTAGCGAAAGAATTAGAGCCAGGCCTTAATGCTTTGTTCGGTATGGAATATGCCAGATACGAAGCTCAACATACAGAAATCTATGATTCTGAAACTTCTGATAGAGCGTTTGAAGAAGAAACCCTAATAGTAGGGTTTGGTAACGCAGAAGTAAAAGCTGAAGGTAGCGGTGTCAGATTTGATACAGCTAACGAAGGTTATACTTCACGTTATACCCACGAAACAGTGGCTTTAGCTTTCGCACTTACTGAAGAGGCTATTGAAGATAATCTATATGATAGACTCGGAGCAAGATATACCAAAGCCTTGGCAAGATCTATGGCAAATACAAAGCAAATCAAAGCTGCTTCAGTATTAAACAATGCGTTTAGTACAACAGGTGGTGATGGTAAAGTTCTTGTAGCTACAGATCACCCTCTAGGTGGAGGTGGTTCACTAGCAAACAGAGCTACCACTATGGCGGATCTTAATGAAACTTCACTAGAAGACTCACTAATTAATATCTCTACATTTACAGATGATAGAGGTCTTAACATAGCGTTGAAAGGTATGAAGTTAATTATCCCACCACAATTAGTGTTTGTTGCTGACAGATTACTACAATCTCCAGGGAGAGTAGGCACATCTGACAACGATATTAACGCTATTAGAAATACTGGTATGCTTCCTGACGGATATGTTGTTAACAACTATCTGACAGATACTGATGCGTATTTCATCAAAACTGACTGCCCAGACGGGTTTAAGTATTTTGAAAGATCTCCAATGCAAACATCACTAGAAGGTGATTTTGACACTGGTAACATGAGATACAAAGCTAGAGAGCGTTACAGCTTCAGATGCACTACCAGTACCAGCCTCAGTAGTTGTTATAGTCCAATCACCAGAGTTATATGTAAAAAAATCATTATGATACATATAAAATGTTTGATCTGATGGATATGGTGCAAACATAGGCTGGTTTTTCTTGTGCTCCGTAGCAACAGTATTACCTGCCCATAAGATTAAGTTTTGAAAATGTGGATTAGCCATTATGAACTCCTTTACTTGTATTAATGGAAATCGAATCGATCCTCATTAAGCTAATTAATTTAAAACTATCTTGAGTTTACACCCACAATACAAACTAAGCAACAAAAAAAAGGGAGCCTAAGCTCCCTAAAAATTGTAGTTGAGTGAGAAACGCTACAATAAACCGTTCCTTAAGCTCCTTGAGAACCGTATACGGCTCTAAAGTTTGAGTAACCGAAAGAGTATCTTTCTCTAGCTTTGTATCTCATATTGCCTGTGTCAAAGTCACCTTCTAATGCAGTTTGCATAGGACTTCTTTCAAAATACTTAAATCCATCTGGACAGTCAGTTTTGATGAAGTATGCATCTGTATCAGTTAGGTAATGATTGACTACATAGCCTTCAGGAAGCATGCTGTTGATATTAGCGATAGCGTTAATATCGTTATCTGAAGTACCAACTCTACCTGGGCTGTTTAGTAGTCTATCTGCAACAAAGACTAACTGTGGTGGGACAATAAGCTTCATTCCTCTTAATGCAATATTAAGACCTCTATCATCTGTAAATGTAGAAATACCAATTAATGCATCTTCAAGAGAAGTTTCGTTTAAGTCCGCCATAGTTGTGGCTCTATTTGCTAGTGAACCTCCACCTCCAAGCGGATGATCTGTTGCAATCAAAGTTTTACCATCACCACCTGTTGTACTAAACGCGTTGTTTAATACTGAAGCAGCTTTGATTTGCTTTGTATTTGCCATAGATCTTGCTAGGGCTTTGGTATATCTTGCTCCAAGTCTATCATAAAGATTGTCTTCAATAGCTTCTTCTGTTAGAGCAAAAGCAAGAGCCACTGTTTCGTGAGTGTAACGTGAAGTATAACCTTCGTTAGCGTTGTCAAATCTGACTCCACTACCTTCAGCTTTTACTTGGGCGTTACCAAACCCAACGATTAGTGTTTCTTCTTCAAAAGCTCTATCTGAAGATTCAGTTTCATAAATCTCGAGATGCTCGGCCTCATATCGGGCATATTCCATACCAAATAAGGCGTTTAAACCTGGCTCTAATTCTTTCGCTAATTGTGCTCTATTAATTGCCATTATTTATACTCCTGTTGGATCGATATAGAAATGCTCGTTAAATTTAACAATAACATTTACGTTAGCTGAACCTGTTGTGCTGTTGTCTGGGTCGCTTGAAAAACCCATAATTCTAAAAGTTGCAGTAGTTGCTGCTGTTGTTCCTGACAACTCCATGGCTGACATACCAGTTTTGGTAGAGCCAGAAGTATAAGAAATATCAGCGTTCAAACCGACATCAGTTTGAGCTGGAGAACCTGCACTTTGAATTTCAAATACAGCATCAGGGTCATCTATCACAAATGCTTTAATATCAGACGATACAGTGCCATCGGGAAAATGAGAACTGAAAACAGTCTCACCTGAAGAGTTTGTAAAAGTACAACCTCTAAATACACCTAAAGCTTCATCACCAGCCGCAGCTACTAAAATAGTACCTGTGTTGGTCATTTTTACTAAATCGCCTGAAAAAATATTCCCAGAAGCACCAGAGGCAATTTCGTATTCTGTAACTCCACCATTTTGGACTCCAGAACCTAATTTACCAACTACTTTTGCTCCAAATGGGGCATTTTTGTTAGACATAATAAGTCACCTTTATATATTTAAAATTATATGTTTAGTAGTCAATCTCTTTGACCACCGCCAAAAGTTACCTTGCTACTACGCTCTGGATTTAAAATCGGAGAGCTAGGATCTGATTCCTTGAGTAAGTCATTATCAACAGCGTCTTGTTGAGTTCTAGCAGCGTTTTGATAGTAGGAGTTTCTTTCATCACGCGTTTCATTTGGAATCTTAGCCAGTAACAAACCACCCCTTGCGATAACTCCTGCATGTTTGCCTTCTTCTAGTGCGTCATAACGATCTTGAAAAGATGCGTCCAACTCTTCTGATCTTACTAGGTCGAAACCTTCGCTTAATCTAGCTGTAACATTTTTTCGATCTTCTTGGCCTACAAGTTCGGCTCTAATCCACCTGTAGGTATAACCTTCAGGTGCAGGAGGAGTATCCAACATGGATGGTGGGCTCCAAGGTTTGCGAGCTACTTTATCAGCTCGAGTGTCGGCAGAACGTGAAGTTCTGTTTTGTTTGTCAGTATTATCTGTCATATTAGTTACCTTTTAACATATTTTGCGTACTCTGTTAAGGGTACGTTTAATTTTTTTGCCATTTGTACTTCACTAGGAGAGAGCCTAATCTGTTTTTTTCCAGACTTTCCGCTTACTCTACCAGCCGAAGCCACCTTTTGTGACGGCTTAGATTTAGCTGGTTCATTAAAGTATTCAGGGTGTTTAGTCCTGATTCTTTTATTTACTTCAGCAAAATATTCGTCACTTTCAACGACAAATCCTTCAGTAACTAAATCTTCATGTATCTGAGTTCCTGTTTCATGCATTACTGCATTATTTAAGAACCAGTCATTACCGTCATCAATCCAATCTTGCATTTTTGAATTGAACATAGGTTGTTGTTGAACTGTTGCTTGAGGTTGTTGCACAGGAGTTTCTTTTTGCATTTGCTCCATTCGTATCTTACCCTCTTGAACTTTTTGCTCTTGTACTGCTATTTTAGCTAATACATCTTGAGCTTGTGCTACCTTTTCATAATCTGCAACTTCATGTGCTTTTTGCAAAGAGGCCATAGCTTGTGCTTTTTGTGACTCTAATCTTGTAGCAGACTCATCAAAGGTAGTTTGTTGTAGAGT